GTTCCACCAGAAGTGAAATAAAATTTTGTCATATAGGTAGTAGTACCTATTTCTACACCTTGAACACCGGCCCCAAGTGCGCCATTTTTGTACTGAATGTAGAACCAATCATTACCGCTACTATCAGTCGAAACACAAGCGCTAGTTGGGTAAGTGCTTACGTAACTACTGTTATAAAGATGAAGGCAATCGTTACTGCCATTCAAAGCTTCTTCAGATCCATCAGTAAGCGAAATTTGGAACATCAATGTGTCGTATTTTGTTGAACCGTCGTAGTAATAAACGGCTCCGTATCCTTTAGTTCCTTTAGTAGTTATAGGCGTTTGATACGCATACATAGGAGTAACGATTGGGTGGAACAAAGAGTTATCCCAGTCTTGGACCAACGTTCCCGGCGTAAAAGCAGAAGTTAAAATTCCTGTACGAGCAGAACCATCATTAATTGGACCGCCACCTATTGCGATTAGATCGCCATTATCAGCAATAGCTAATCCACGGCCACCGTAACTGCCGCTTTGTGTAGGGTCCATTACTTTCTGGTCGTTAGCGTGACCTATTGTGCCGTCAGCTTCAATATGGAATATCACTCCGTTGTTACTAAAGTTAGTAAGCGAAGTAGCCCATACGCTGTCATCACTAGCGACAGCCATGTCATACATCCAATAATATGCGCTTGAACCAGTTGTGTCGCTATAAGGTCGAACAACCCAACCGGCGTCGCTACCGCCGCCAGCGGCACCAAACAAAACAGCTTTATTAACTCCAAACGGCATAGCTACGCTTCCTCTAACTCTTTAATCCGAGCAGCCAAAGCCTCTGCTTCAGCTATTTCAATTGCTGTCAAAGGAGCTTTTTGATAAGGCATTTCATAAACAGAAAGCTGCATACGCAAATCAAAATGTTCTGGACTAAAAAACTGCCACCATTTCCCAGTCAAATGATCCCACCAATAAGAAATTCCTTCTTCTTCTGAAACTTCAGGCTGTGTCGCAGGATCTTCCCGTAACCAAAAGTCTTTAACATGAGGAGGTGCGGTGGGATCTCCACGCAACCAGTTACTCGGATCATTCATGCTATGTCCCCACCATTCGTATAAAACGCACCCTGTGTGCCCCCAGTACCTATTGTCGTGGCACTCTCAAAGGCGCTTATAGTTCCTGAATCTGAAGCATCGTTAGAAGTGCCGATTATCAAGTCATTACCGGCACTACTATTAAAGGTGGTGATAGAAACATTCGGTGTAGTTGTTCCGCTGTCTGCTCGATCCCAAATAAGATAGCTACTTAGATCTGTTGCGGTGAACTCCATACTATTAACAGTTGTTGTTCCAAGAGTTGTGCCGTCAGTATTGAAACCGGCAACCCAACCAGTGGTATTTGTGCCAAGTATTGGGCTTCCGTAACCACTCATGTAAACAGTATCATCGTACTTTTCGACATTCATAGCATAATAAGCTTTTTGGTTGGAATCAGAATTATAAAGTTGGGTAGCCCACGTTATTTCTACGTTTGCCGCTGAGTTGTCGTTGTCGATTTTGATTAACCACGGACCATTGTGGGTTCCTGAACCGCTCACATTCTCGCTATACCCAGATATGTAAATGTCTCCCCCATCACCAGTACCATCTACATAAATTCCCCCTGTATACATATTGCCTTCAACACCGTTATCTTGTTGACGAATCACATAGGTCCAGTCCATATAACCAGAGTTATTGAACTTAGTAATAAAAGCGTTGTTCATTGCGCCTGAACCGTCAGCGTTGGTTGCTGTGCCGTAACTAAGGATGTAAATGTTTTTTTCGCTGTCAATATCGCAACCAGTAGCGTAAAGAGCGTTGCCACCTCCGGTGCTGTCGTTTTTAATTCCGGCCAAATTCTGGGTGAATTGGTTTTGGATATTTCCAGATTCGTTTTCCCAAAGCATTGCAATAGGAATAGTTCCGTAACTTGTCCAATAGCCTTGGAATACTGTGCCAAAAAAATCGTCGTAAACGTTTTTGGAAAATATCGGAGTACCGGTTATATAAGAATGAGGGGTACCCCAGCTAGTAATTGTGTTCGGGTAGATCTGTTTGATTGGAGAGCCTTGCGCTCCCGTGCTGTCGTTAATATCTCCTAGTTGTGTCCGTCGCCTATAACCCCCACCTTCATAGTTATAGGTGTTAAAAGCATAAACAGTTCTACCGTTAGTGCCTTCTGTTTTAAGTATGTTGCCGTCCGTAACACCATACGGGTAACCACTCGTCGTTCTCCATGCGTCATACCAACTATTAGAGGACATAGTGTCGTTCCACTTAGTCATCATCATGTTGTCGTAATTGTAAGAAGAACCACCGCTTTGTTTACCTATTTGATAAACATTGCCTGAGCCATCAATCCATTGACCCCCACCTTGCCACGACGTAGTAACCATTTGCCACGTTGAAGCATCAGGAATGGCCCAAGTCCAACGACGAAAATTGTCGAAAGATGTTGGGGCAGCAGACCAACCATTAGTTATGTCGATCTCGCCACTCCCCCAACCCCAATCCGTTTGTCCGCCGTCTGGGTTCTGGACTCGCCCACCCAGACGAATCTTTTTAGTGCTACCAGAAATATATTTATTAAGCCCGTAAGGATAGGTTTCTACACCACTTTGTATGTCAGCTAAAGGATCGCCAAACATGGCGAACCAACCAAGCCCTGAGCCGCCACCGGCAGCACCGAACATTCCTGCTTTGAATGCGCCTAGAGGCATTAGTAATCCTTACTGGAAGTCTTGACCAGCTACAAACCCATACCAAGTAGGAGTCGCACCACCATCAAACGTGACGAAACAAACAATATCTGCTCTATCCGCAGTAGTCGTCAACGTCGGAGCAGTACCACCAGCCCACTTAACATTCGTCGTAGCACTATTCACCTGAAAAGCACCCGTCCGTGACCCAGTACCATCCTGAGTCAAAATCAACGTAAGCGCAGTACCAGCCTGCAAACCAGAATCCGCTGGCAAAGCAAACGTAGCGTTATTGTCTAGCGTCCAAGTTTGAGTGTTGCCATTAGCTTCATCAATCGCTGGGGCAGCACCAGTGTTACCACCGGCGTATACCGTTTCGGAATAGTCCTTGTGGATGACTGCTGACATGATCTGGTCTGCGCCAACAATGGCACCGGAAAGAGTCGCACCGGCAATCGTTGAGCCCGTCAAAGTGTTAGTCCACCCTGTCGTGCCAGTACCACTGTGCTCTAAGAAAGCGTTCGCTGACGCTGAAGCAGCAGGCGAAGCACTAATACCGACTTTAGTTTCTAAAGCAATCAAAGCAGTAGAAGCAGCACCATGCACCTGATCGTGTTCGTAACCTGACGCATCCAAGTCAGTAGTAGACGCTGGAGTTACCTGCGTTGAGGTTGTATCAAGAGAGGTTGGATAGTTTGAACTTGGCATTATTGCTCCTACGGAACCAGATCAAGGGTGAAAATACCAGACGCATTCCATTGAATCTGGAACGTGCCTGACGTTGTACTGAAATCTCCCCCAAAATCTATGTATGCAATCAGACGGTCGTTCGTCACCGTGTCATCGTAGATAACTCCGGCTCGTACATTCGACAACGTAGAACTCGTCCACGATACGTCATCTGCATCCCATTTAATTGTGCCCGTTCCATCAGAACTACTAGTCATTGCAACACTAGTAAGAGCCTCACCACCGGCTGTATAACCAGTACCTGAAACCTCATTTGATACATCTGATTTATTTGTGTGAGTTTCAAAGTTTGGTGTGTAAGAAGCTGTCACCAACATGCACTTGAACGTGTCATTGTCCATGTCGAGAGCGAGATCGTTCTTTAACGCTGCTTCGAAAGTTTCTACATAAAGACCACTAGCCATTTGTGTTACTCGTTCCTTGAATCGGCTTAGGCCTAATTGTTACGTCACCGTTTGGTTTTTGCATTCTTTTTCTTTCTTGCAGCAGCAGCAGCCTTTTTACCTTTAGCGGTATAAGGATACTTCTTTCCATTAACAGTAGGCATAGGTGAAATGATAGCAGAGGATAATGGAGGGGCCGGGGAAAGGGGGAAAACCCGACCCCTCCAAACCTCTATGGGCTAACTATCAGGTGTTAGCGCCAATAGTGGAAGCTGCTTCTACACGTTGCATGCAAGCTTCACGGAAGATGCCGTAACCAACAAGGTGGTACCAACCGATTGGGTTGAACCGACGCAAGCTGTCAGTTACAGGTCCTACAACGATGCTTGGATCAGCACCAAATCCGGGTGCACGGCTGAATGCTTTTGCAACAGCTTGGCGTCCGCAGATAAGGGTTTGATAAACATCGACGTTACCGGAACCACCGTCGGCGATTAGACCTGCACGGGGGTTTTCAATGTAAGTAATACCATTGAATGTTCCGATTGAACCTGCACGAATTGGTGCACCTTCTTGGTACAGTTGGTACTGAATAACGTCAGTAACCGCTGTATCTCCACGGAGGTCATAAGAAACGTCAGGGTGAATAATCGCCATGTAGTTTCCGTTTTCCCAGCCGGGAGCGTTACGGGTACGTAGTTGTGCAACAGCCTTACGGCCTTCAGCAGCACTGTAGTTGTCAGAAGCTGTAATAGCACCACGGCTTGTTTGCCCGACATGCGTCACATTGGTGCCGCCGTTAGCAACATCAGAAACGATTTTGTCAAGCGAGTCAGCCATGTTGTAGCCAACAATGTTGGCTGCATCAGCGTCTACGTTGAGGAATGATGTTCCACGGACCTTAGCGGTGGTGATAACAGCGTTGCCGTACTCTGCAA